GACGAATATCTAAATAAATATTCATCTTCAGTTCGTGCAATTACTAAAGAACATGGTGTAATTGAAGATAAAAAAACTTTATGTTTAAGAGTATCTTACTATAATCATAATAAAGCAAATAAACTTCTTTTTCGAGTTTTAGAAGAAAAATTAAGTTATTGGTGGGATTAAACAAAAAAAACAAAAAAATATGAACGATAAAAGAATTATTCACGGACATTTGATGAATGAACATCGAAGATTGGCAAATGAAATTGCTGACATTAAAGCTGAAAGTTACGAATTGAACGAAGAACAGAAAAGAAAAGTATCTGAGTTACAACAACGACAATTGATTATTATGAAACAATTAGAAAATTTATTAAGATAAATGGAAAATAGAAGTACACATTACGGAGATGTAAAAAATTGGATTGAAAAAGTTATTGACTCTTGTGAAAACAAAGAACAACTTATGACTACAAGAAAGTTAATTAAAAATTTTGACAAACAATTAAGAAATCGACATATTGATCGTTATTGGAATACATATTCATATGAATTAATAAAACCATTAGAATTTTATGTTGAAGAAAAAATTAAAAATATATGACAGGAAAAATTTCTAAAAAGGACGATCAATGGATTATTGAGTATGATAATGGTTTTGATGTTAAAAATTATGTCTTATGTGAAGAAACATTAATTTGGATTAAAAAACATTCTTTGGATAATGTTTTAGAAAACACCAAAACCGTTGATTTTGATATTGTGGTAAAGGGAGAACATTGTCCGACCAAAGAAATGCTTATTAAAAATTACTGTGCTAAGATCCGACTAATTGATTTCGATACTATTTATTAGTAAAGAAACTTGGGGATGATTGATTTAACAAACTACAAAATTAAAAAATATCAATACGAACTTTCCAGCGAAGAACTTGAGACCAAAGTTTGGGACAACATGTCTGAAGATGAAATTAAATGGGCGGTTAAAATAACTTTGGAAGGTATAAATGATACTGCAAACTTGACAGAACCAAAAGCGTGGGATTTATTCTTCTTAAATGAAGAGTTAGAAAATGAAATTGAAACAATATTAAAAAAATATGATGTTTCATTTGTTAAAGAAGATTTAACCGAAAACCTTTTAACAAATCCAAATGAAGTATTCACCGATTATTTTATTGAAAGATTAGATGAATTTCTAAATGACAACTTAGATGTTGATAGTATTTTAGATAGAATACTTGAAGTTGGTATTGATAAATTAACTTCATTTGAAAAATATTTCTTAAATAACGACACCGAAAATTAATTAATTTATTTTATTGTTAATTTAAATTATATTTCATATATTTTTTATATGAATAATCCATCAGGAAATAAATTAAAGAAACTTGTCTTTGGAATGTTTGACCAAATGGTTGAAAGTGCAGACAAGTATGTAACAAAAGAAGGCTCAACTTGGCTGATATTCACAGAAGAAAAAAGATGGGTGGTTGAATTTACAAAGGATAAAACCTTATGGTTCAACTATAACCTATTTCAAAGTGAGTTGTATCTAGTCAGTAAGGACTGCACTCAAGAAAGAGATTTGATCAAAAACTGGTTTGAATCAAGATTTTTGGGTATTAAACCTGTTGAAGACACCATTCAAAATGGGGTGAAACACACCTTGCCTTGGCAATATTGTTCGCATAGGTCAGTTGAAGACACCATTCAAAATGGGGTAAAGGACACCAAAAGCCTTCGTCGCATACATAATCGAAATGTTGAAGACACCATTCAAAATGGAGAAAAAATTAAATAAAATGAAAAACCCAACAGGAAAAAAATTAGAAAAAATTATCTTTAAATTGTTTGACGATGCGAGTCAAGGGGTTGATAGATATAATCACAATGGCAGTCTATGGGCTATCTTCACCAATGAGACGAAATGGGTTTTTGAATTTACAAAGGACCAAACTCTATGGTATAACTATAGATTCTTCAATAATGAAATGGAACTAATCGGTAAGGACTGCACCGAAGAAAAAGATTTGATTAAGAATTGGTTTGAATCAAGATTTTTGGGTATTAAACCTGTTGAAGATACCATTCAAAATGGGGTGAAACACACCTTCGGACATAAAATAGATTTTCATGAAACGGTTGAAGATACCATTCAAAATGGGGTGAAACACACCGGTGGAATGTCCTTCAAACCTTATCAAACAGTTGAAGATACCATTCAAAATTAATAATAAAATACAGTAAATATGAGCGAAGATAGAATACCTTATTTAAGATCCGACATGGATGAGGAAGAACAAAAACTTTGGGATAATACTTTAATGGACGGATTGGAAAATCTTAACAAAGAAGAATTAATTGACAAAGTCAGAAATTATTATAATACTTGTTATAATATTGATGGAAGACCACCATCCAAATTAGATTTTAACGAATTTTTAAACACCTTATAATGTCAAAAGAAAACATACAACTTTTTGATTTGTCTTTAAACAAAGGAGATACCTGTTTAACATATGTTCTTAAAAGACTTGGTCTTGAAGAAGACTTATGTAGTTATGAAACCTTACACGATCATTTTGATCAGTTTCAATTCTCAAGATATAAGAAAAAACTTTGTGTCGGTGATATTTTATTGTGGGATAGAGATATAAAGTGGGAATGGATGCCATGGATAATAAAAGATAAAAACATCATTTGGAAAAACATTCCTCTTGGGGTTCATTTTGGAATAATGGAAGATGATGATCTTTTTTCTGATTGTACCAGACTAATAAAACCACCACATCCTAGTTTAAGAATTAGAAGATTAAATGAGGTTCATAAAAATCCTGATTGGGTTTTAAAGTTAAGTAAATGAATAAAAACAAAAACATATAAAATAATTGACTAATGAATAATTTAGACAAACAATACCAATCATTACTCCAAGACATTTTGGAGAATGGTGTAAAAAAAGAGACTAGAAATGGAGATACCATTTCAGTGTTCGTTAGACAGATTCGTCATAACATGCAAGATGGATTTCCAGTTCTTACAACAAAGAAAATGGCTTGGAAAACTATTGTGACCGAGTTGTTATGGTTTCTTCGCGGTGATACAAACATCAAGTTCCTTGTTGAAAATGGTTGTCATATTTGGGATGGTGATGCTTATAAGAACTACTTACATAAAGTTATACGTGACAAAGACATTGTACAATACTTAAAATCATATTCAAAAGATACAAAAGGAGTCCCTACTATTGAACTCTATTCAAAAGATGAGTTTATTGAGCGAATTAAAAATGATGATGAGTTTGCTGAGAAGTTTGGGGATTTGGGAAAAATTTATGGTAAGCAATGGAGAAAGTGGACAGGTTATGAGAATAATACAAAAGTAAACGGGGTTTATGACGAATATCAAATTGACCAAATTACAAACCTAATCAACGACCTTAAAACAAATCCAGACTCAAGACGATTGATGGTTAATGCTTGGAATGTTGGAGAATTGGATTCAATGGTACTTCCACCTTGTCATTATGGATTTCAAGTTTATACAAGAGAGCTAAGTTTGAGTGAAAGAACACAATATAAAAAGAAAAGAGATGGTATTGCTCGCACTTTTGCACCATACACTCATCAAATGTTAGATGGTTCAAACATACCAACCAGAGCAATCTCTTTAATGTATAACTGCAGAAGCCAGGACGTACCATTGGGAACACCATTTAATTTGGCATCTTATGGGTTACTTCTAACAATATTGGCAAAGGAGGTTAATATGATTCCTAATGAGTTGATTTCAAATATGGGAGATTGTCACATTTATTTAAATCAGATTGATGGAGTTAAAGAACAATTAACAAGAGAACCATTTGAGTTACCAACTCTTAATCAATTTCCAACTTATGAAGGAACAAGACCATCAATAGAATCTTATGTTATTGGTGATTTCACACTTAAAAACTACCAATCACACCCGACTATTAAAATGCCACTTTCAAATTAAAAATGAAAATTGATAAAATAAAACTTAACCACAATAATCGAATGATTAGAATCGGTTTTGGAAAACACGATGGTAATTGGTTTTTTAGAATTGATTTTTGGTTTATCGGTTATAGATTTAAAAAATAAGATTATGAATAGAGACACATCGTGGGATGACCCACAATTATCAGACGGAGATTTCCCCTCAAATCAACCCAAGTTCAAAGTGGGTGATAAAGAGGTTAAAGTTAAAGGATATAAATTTCCTTGCACAATCGTATCAGTATTTCAAACCGTAGAAGGAAATACCAGAGTTGTTGGTGAAATGAATGAATATGGACTTCTTCACATCTTTAACGAAGATCAATTAGAAAACGCAAATTAAAATGAAAAGATATAAAGTAGATAAAATATACATTTCGGAATTGGGATATTTAATGGTTAGATTATATGATAAAGAAAAAAAAGTTTGGACAACAATTAATTCTGGTGATTGGAAAAATTGTTTGAATCTAAACACAGATAAAATAAAAATAGAAGATATAGAGTATTAAAATGGGACTAGTAAAAAAAGAAAATTATTATTATAAAAAAGATAAGAAAAAGTTTAAAAACGCAGATCATCAAAAAAATGAAAATTATGATGATTTTGTGTTAAGATCAGGTGAAATACACACCATAAAAAAACCGGTGCAAGCTGGATCATATAAAGTTGGAAAAAGTTTTCATGTTTACTTTGAGAAAAAACCAAATTCAATTCATAGGTTCTTCACCAAACTATTTTTAGGTTGGAAATGGCAAGACCAAAAGTAAAACGAATTCACGTTAATCAACACCATGTCAGATCCAACAAAACAAAAGGGACTGATCTTCCTGTTATTACAATAAAAGAAGGAAAAACAAATACCTATTGTAATGAAATTGAGATCTTGGGACCTAGCAAGATCATATATGGTGGTGATGGAGTGGATGCTAAACCACTTTTAAGTTGTGGTGCAAGAGTTGTGATCGAAACAACAAGTGAGATAAACATAATATCGTAAGATCAAGTATTTATAATCAAAAAAGACTATGGAAATATTAAAATTAGGATCAAAAGGAGAAGACGTTAAAAAACTCCAAGAATATTTAGACTTAAAAGTCGACGGAGAATTCGGACCAATGACAGAAAGGGCGGTTAAAGATTTTCAAAGGAAACATATAATTTCAGTTGATGGTGTTGTTGGAAAAAAAACATGGGAAGCTATGGGATATGTTTCAACAGATTTATCTGAAAACAAAAACCAAGCAAAAGGTTTAGAAATTAAACAACACTTTTTACCTATTGGTGAATATAAAAGCCAAAAAACAAAAAAAGAATGGGTATTTCTTCATCACACAGCAGGTTGGGAAAATCCAATTAAAACAATTGATGCATGGGCAAACGATAAAAGAGGTCCAATTGCTACCGAATTTGTTTTAGGTGGTCAAAACATTAGAACATGTGATAAAACTTACGATGGAGTTATGGTTCAAGCATTTCCAACAGGACACTACGCATGGCATTTAGGAACAGGATCAAATAAATTACATAGTTGTTCAGTAGGATTAGAAGTTTGTAATTTTGGTCAATTAAAAGACGGAAAAACTTATGTTGGAACGGTTGCTCATCAAGCACAGATTGTAAAACTAGCAAAACCATTTCGAGGTCATCAATTTTGGCACAAATATTCTGACTTACAAATAACCGGAATTAAAGATTGGTTATTGTTTATTGCTGATCGTGATGATATCGACATTAGAAAAGGACTTGTTGAATTAATTCATAAAAAAGGTGCGGACGCTTTTGATCACTTTGATCTTTCACTGGTGGAAAAAACAAGAGGACTTTGGACACACACAAATGTCAGAAAAGATAAAGTGGATATGTTTCCACAACCTGAATTAATAGATATGTTATTAACTCTTTAAAAAATTAAAACCCCTTCTTAAAAGTTGGGGTTTTTTATTTGATATTTCTTTTAATTTTTATTATATTTGTTGGGTATGAAAAAAATTAAAATAGACCTAAAAAAAGTTATCAAGGTTAAACCAAAAACAATAAAAGAAGGCCCTGATGTCGGACCACTATTTGTAATGATTTTAGGATTTTTACTTGGAATGATTTTGATTTCAATAATTTAAAAAAAATAATTAAATTTGTATTATGATACTAACAATATTAAGCGACACTCACAACAAACACAAACACGTCACAGGTGATTTGAAGGGTGGTGATATTTTGATTTGTGCAGGAGATATTTCTTCTATGGGATATGAGCATGAGATTCGTGAGTTTGCGAAGTGGTATAATAGTTTGGATAATTACACAACTAAAGTTTTTATTGCTGGAAATCACGATTGGGGATTTCAAAATAATGCTGAAAAAACTAAAGAGATTTTAGAAACATATAAAGACATTAAATACCTTGAAGATGAGTATTTGGGTATTATAGATGGTGGCGAACCTGAGATTAAAATTTGGGGTAGTCCTTGGCAACCTGAGTTTTATAATTGGGCGTTTAACTTACCTAAAGGTGGGTGGGAATTGGAACAAAAATGGAAAGATATTCCTGATGATACAGATATTTTAATTACTCACGGTCCAGCTTGGGGTATGTTAGATGATGTTGAAGGTCGTCGTGGACAACATTTGGGTTGTGAATTGCTTGCCGATCGAATTAAACAAATTAAACCAAAGATTCACATTTGCGGACATATTCATAGTGGATATGGTTATTATTATGACGGACATACACATTACTTTAATGCGTCAGTATTGAATGAACGATACCTTTATTCTCAACTGCCTTGGCACATTGATTGGAATCCAATAACAAATGAGGTTAGTTTTTTATAACTAATCTCATTTTTGATATATTTATAATAAAATATATATTATGAATAAATTAGACTTAACAGAAAAACTTAAAGAAGAGTTAAAAAGAAGAAATCTTTGGGAACAAGAAGATGATGATCAAGATGAAACTCAAGATGATGATGAAACTGATTCATCTAATTCTAACGAAGACTTTTGTGAAATGGTATGTCAGATATTACATTCTCAAAAACAAGCACACATATTCCATTTAGGGACAAAGTCATTTGCTGAACATATGGCGTTAAATGGATATTACGATGAGATAGATGAACTTGTGGACGGGCTCATAGAATCTTTTCAGGGAAAATATGGACTCCTTACAAACTACAAATCTTACAAGGTCCAATCTTACAAAAACAAAAAACAAGTATTAAAATACTTTACAAGTTTGTTAAATACAATTGAAGAAAAAAGAGATTCGGTTGACGATAGTTACCTTCAAAATCAAATTGATACGATTCAGGAGTTGATCTATTCAACTATGTATAAGTTGAAGTTTTTAAATTGATGCTTTTCCGTAGTATAGAGCGACATAACCGTGATTCAAGTCCAAATTTATTAAATCATATTCATATTCGAGATCTTCGATTGTGTATTCACTTTCGAATTGTCTATTTCTAAAATAAGGTTGTTTTAATACTCTACTATTATAAACTATTTGATTAATCAATTCATCTTCATTAAAAATTAGATCCAAATCGTTTAATGTGTAAATTAAATCTTTAGATTCATCAACCAATTGTTCATCAGTTTCTACTTCACCTGAACCATTACAACTTTCACATTCAAATTGACCATCACCACTACAATAATCACAAGATTCAGAACCTTCTCCACCACAAGAAGAACAACTTACATCACCACTACCACCACACTGACTACAATCTTCTCCATCGATTTCACCATCACCATCACATGAATCACATCTTTCCTTACCAGATCCATCACATTCTCTACATTCTTCATTTCCTGATCCATCACAATATTCACACTCTTCTCTTCCATAACCACGACATCTTTCACACTCTTCTATTTTATAACCACCCTGCTCAAACACCTGAAAACGATATCCTTTAAGGTTTTCTAAAACATACTTTACTGATTTTGCAGCGTCACCATTTATATGATAAAGATAAATTGAAAAAAACAAGTATAATTCCTCAGAACCATTTAATTTAGAAAGATACAAACTCAAAAAATCATCATTGTGGATTTCATTTTTAATGTCACCAATAGTATTAAAAATATCGGGATGGGAAGAATCTTCCAAAGCGTTATGAATTTGTTTTGTAAATTTTACTAATAGAGGGATTTTCGTGTAGTCCATTATCAATTTCTTTTTTGAAATAAATAGTTTATATTTTATAATAGTATAATAATAAAAAATTAAATAAACATGGCGCATCCGATACTCCATTCGAAAAGTTCAGCCAAAAAGTTTGGTGGAAAGTGGGAAGATTACATTCATCTTCATAACTGGTTAGATGAGACCAAAGGGTGGTATGGGCATTCATTACATAGAATGTGGAGACACCATTCAGAAGGTATATTTGAAATGGAACAAAGATTCGGATCAGAGTTTAAGAATAGTGACGGGAAAACCGTTTATACAAGATATGTTGGCGAGCAACATGTAAAAGAAGACCTTGATGGGACTATACCATCAGCATCAGATTGGATGAGAATTTTAATATCAGGTGAAAGACCAACTTGGGTGACAAGAACAAAAAAGTTAGAGTTTGAAGATTAAAAGTATTTATTATAAAACATTATTATGAAACTTGATGAAAAACAAATAAAAGACCTAAATAAATTTTCACTTGTATTAAATTCATTAAACATGGAAGATGGTGTGAATTGGTTTTATCATTGTTATGATGGTTATTTTGAACCATTAAACGGGCCTTTTTATAATGGAAAACATTCTGATGAATTAGGATTTTTACCAGAATCAATTGAAGAGATTTTTGAAACAATAAAAGATAACTTTGACACAGGTAATTTTTACAATGATTATTATGATAATGAAAATGGAATTTTAGAATACACATTAAACGCAGAAAAAAAAGAACTTGATGTTAGTTATATCTATTATACAATGATCAATGAAGATAGTTATATGGAAAAAAACTTTTCAGATTTTTCAAATGTCGGTACTGGGTGGAGAGGTAATGAAAGATATGTAAAAAATCTAACAAACCAAAATCTAGTTGATGAGTTAGTAAATCAATACGGAGATTATTGTTTAGTGAATTATGAAGGTGGTGGTGATAGTGGATGGATAAATAACGATGTTGAATCACAAACAGGAAACAACGAAATGAATGGGAAACTTGAAGACATTTCATATGACTTGTTAGAACTTTATTATGGTGGGTGGGAAATAAATGAAGGATCACAAGGATCAATCAAATACGATTTTCAAAGACAAACGGTTGAAATTTCCCATAATCAAAATGTTGAAAGTGATGAAGAAGAACATTATATGACATTAAAATTTTAAATATGGATAAATTAATTATAGAAGACATAAAAAGAATAAAAAGTTTGATGATCGAATCAGAAGGTAAAAATGAATACAACTTTTGTGATAGGTTTTCAGGTAACAAACAAAAAAAGTATGTTTGTAGTAAAATTGGTTCACTAAAAGGACTTCTTTCGAGATACAATGGTCTTGATTTAAGAACGGTTATAGACAAACAAACCTCAGATTTACAAACAGAAATACCCCAAGATTTACAAGAAAAATTTATTGATTGTGCGATTTTTTTAGAATCACTTGGAAAAATAACTGAGAAAGAAAAAAATAACTTTATAGAAAAGAAAGTAAAAAATGGCAAGTTGGTTTATTTGAATGGTGAGTGGCAACCCATAAATAAGTTAAATACAAATTATTTTGATTTGGCAGAAATACTAACTGAACTAATCTATAAAAATAAAAACAACACAACTTTTCAGGCAATCATTAATGACCCTAAAACCACTTTAATGAATATGAAGTCAGAAATACATACAATGATTGAAGAATACTTTGATGACCCAAAGATGTTATTTGATTATACCAAAAACATACAAAGAACAACTCAACAGGGAGAAAGTGCAGAACAAAGGGTTAAAGAACATTTACAAGACAAAGGATTCAAAGTTGAATATGAAGGCGGAAATGGTGATTTAATTGATATGGTGTTTGGAACGGATTTAATCATGTCTCATCCTGACTTTGGAGTTAAAACAATCCAAGTTAAAGCAAATGAAAAATCTTATGATCAGGACTATGAATATGTTGATTGGGTTATAATCGCAACACCTTTTACTATTTATGATAATAAGACAAAAAAACCAATTCAGTTATGAATCAAGAGATACCCATTAGATTACTTAGACGAGGTGTTGAGTTAGAAAAGATTGGTAATATAATAAAATTCCAAACAGAAATACAAGATCCTTGTGATTTTGAAGATAAAGACGACTACGCCGATTTTTGTATTGGACAGGGAATTCATTTTTATTATAATGATGATGAAGATGAAGAATATGAATATCCAAGCGATGATATGTTTGAAATTCGAAATGAGGTAGAAAACTATATAGACAACAAATACTATAACTATTTAGTTGAAATATATAACGACTTAGTTGAAGATTGTTACTAATGAAAATACTAATATCAGAAAAACAGGCAGATAGAATATTCAACGAAAAGATTGAATGCGAAAAGTGTGAAAACTCTTGGAAAAAAGAAAATGGTGATTCACACGCCTTTCTTTGTCATGATTGTGGGTGGGATCAAAAGAAGAAAAAATACGATAAAGAAAACCTATTCAAGTTTTGGAAGAACAAATTATCTAAAGAACCAATTGAAGAAAAGTGGTCTGAAAAACATAAAAGATCAATCAATTGTAATAACCCAAAAGGTTTTAGTCAAAGAGCACATTGTCAGGGAAGAAAGAAAAAGAAATAAGTCTAATTAATTATGGACAAATAAAACTTTATCAATTTTTAAAATACTTGGGTTAGTTTTTAATATTCCATCAAAATAATGCCAATCAGCTTCATATGATGTTGAATTAAAACCTACTTTTTTTGCTATTTCAGATTTTACCACAACACAACCCATATCTATTTTGCTTTGTTCTAATTTTGTGTTCATAAAACCGTAACTAGCCTTATTATGGTTATTTTTGTTACGGTGAGAATGAACCACGTTAAAATATATGAAATCTTCATCATACTTTAATATTTCCTCAACCAAATTAGGTGTATAATAATTATCGGCATTAGTTAACAATATTCTACCATTTAAGTCTAAATTTTCCAATGACCACTTACGTAGTATATGACCATAATTTTGAGTTCTTATTGGATGTTCAATAAAAATTACTTTATCGTTTAAATAATTTTCATTAGTTAATTCTTCTCTAAGAGGATGGTTTAACCCGTCGTGAATAATAAAAAGTGTCCAATTATTATTAGTTTGATTTTTTATTGAATTAATAAAACACTTCAAGGATTCTTTATGGTTATAAGTTACTGCAACAATATTTAACATAAATGAATATTAGTTTAATTATTTTTAATGTAAAAAGTTTTTTATTTGTATATATAAAAAAGAAATATATTATAATAAAAAATATGAAAAGACCTTTAATCGAACAAAATTCAGGATATGCTTTAGGTAATTTTATAATGTTAACACCTGGAATAAAAAAGTTATCTGAAAAAATTGGTCAAAAAATTGATGTTTATTTTACCATACCTTACGTTAAAGAATGTTTTATTGATTGTGATTTTATGAACCATATTGGTAGATTGCATAGACCGCCAACATTCTCATCAAAAATGATTAACTTAAATGTCCCTGACTACCAATATACATTTGAATTAATGATTGGGGAAAAATGGTCTGAAAAATATCACACATATGTTGATACCGCAATAGAGATACCAAAGAATGATGAAGATTATTTGTTATTATTGAATGGTTTAGGTGGATTATCGCTTAATGACAATGACCCAAAACCCAAATGGTATGGTAAGAAAGAAATTCCTGAAGAAATATTCAACACAGTAAAAGAGAATAGTGGTTTACCAATTTATTTTACAGGATCTGAATCAGATATGAAACAAAATCCATGGATGGAAAAAATATGTGATAAGATAGAAATAGGTAATATTAGAAAATCTTTATCATTAGTAAGGGATGCAAAAAAAATTATTTCAAACGATACTGGATTGGCTCATTGTGCAGGTGCAATGAATAAAGATATTTTAATTCTTTGGAAAGATACACCATTTATTAAAAATCAAAATCCTGGTAAAAACACAAAATACTCTCAAAAAGAAAATTGGTTAGAAGAAATAAAAGAATATTTAAGATAGATGGAAATTATAACATTTTACGACAAAAAAATAAAACCATTAATTGTTGATTTACAAAGAAGAGTTTTTGAAAGATATGGTTTTACAATAAATCAAATAATGGTTGATAACTGGACAACACATGGAGACGCTGTTGATAATTATTTGAAAAATGTAAATGATCCTGATAAAATTATTGTTTTATTTGATATTGATGCAATTCCATTAAATAAAAAAATAATACCACTTGCGGTTGATTGGGCAAAAAATAACATTGGATTATTTGGAAATGCTCAAGTTGCTCCTAAATTAAAAACACCACACAATAAGTTTATTTATGCAGCACCATCATTTTTAGTTTTTAGTATTGAAACTTATAATATTTTAGGTAGACCATCATTTAATACAACCCAAAGATCTGATTGTGGCGGAGAACTTTCACACATTGCAAAAGAAAAAGGATTACCTGTTAATTTATTATTACCAAATCACGCTGAGATAGTTAATTTTGATCTTGATGGACATCATAGTTTTGGTTATGGAACTACTTACAGTAATAACACATATCATGCTTTTGAATCAAGATTCGGTAAAAAAGATGTGTATTTTATTAATAAATGTAATTCAATATTAAATGGGTGATTATGGAATATGATTTTTGTGTTTTAATTACTACATATAATAGATCTGAAATGTTATATAAGTTATTAGATGATATCGAATCTAATAAAAAAAATTATAAAGTTCTTGTTGTTATTTTTGATGATGGGAGCACCGAAAAATTGGATTTTACTAATAGAGATGTTGTTAAAATTGGAATGTTCCCGAATATGGGGAAAAGAAAATATTATGTTACTTTTAACGCAACATTTAGCTTTGTTAAAAATGTAAACTCAAAGTATTTTATTTATCTTCCTGATGACGTTTCTTTGGTTAATGATTTTTTCGATGAATCTAAACGTATTTACGATTCAATAACATCAACAAAAAAAATATGTTTAAGTATACTCACAGATGATAGGATCAATAGATCACATTGGGGGTATAGTAATCCTAAAGATTTTGGTGAGTTTTTACAAACACAATGGAATGATTTATGTTTTATTTGTGAAAAAAAATTCTTTGAATCACTTAATTATAGGATTGATAAAATTAATGAAAGTAGATGGGTTAATAATCCAAATATAAGTTCTGGTGTGGGACATCAAATAACCCAAAGATTAAATAGTGGTGGTAAATTTTTATATCACGTCAAAAACTCATTAGTCAATCACGGAAATCACGAGTCTAAAATGAATAAAGTCGAAAGAAAAAAAAATAAACTTATTACTTTATGAGTGAAAAAACTATAGTTAATGTTGCATCATATAATAGAGTTGGTAGTTTAGTAAATACAATAAATTCAATATATGATCAATGCGACGAGATTAATATTTTTTTAAATGATCATATAGGTGAGATACCTGAAAAATTATTAGATAATAAGATAAATTTATTTTTTTCCGACAATAGTTATGGTGATGCTTTAAAATTTGGTAAATTAATGGAGTCGGATGGTTATTATCTAACAATTGATGATGATTTAATATATCCTCCTAATTATGTGAATTATATGGTAAGTAGATGTAAAGAATACTCGAATAAAAGAGTTATAACTCTACATGGTAGAAACTTCACATCATTTCCGATAAACTCATATTATAATTCTTATTCTGAAAATTATCATTGTCTTAAACCACAAAGAAAAAATGTTTTAGTTCAGTTTGGAGGGACAGGTGTAATGTGTTTTCATACCAATTTGATGAAAATACCAATAGATTTTTTCTTGTATCCAAATATGGCGGATATTTGGGTTGGGAAATATTGTATTGAAAATAATGTTGAAATGATCTGTATAACTCATTCAGGTGATTTTTTAAAGTATCAACCTCAAAAATCAACAATTTATGATACTGAATCAAAATCTGATGGTATACAAACAAAAATTGTCAATGAAATTTTTAATCCACAAAATGAAAATAAAGATGATTTTATCAGGTCAATTAAACAAGAACGAGAAGAAATACAAATCAAAAAAACTTTAGAGAATACAAAAAAACAAATTAATTATGATAAAGTAAATCAAATATTCAATGGTCAAAGACATGTATCTATTGTTTCTAAAACACCCGAAAACACATCACATAACCCAAAAACTAATGCTGAATTTTTAAGTAAAATTGGATCTAAAAATAAAAAAAGAAACAGATGAGTCTAAGTATTATAATACCCACCTTCAATTCTGTTGATTTTCTTGATGAGTTAATTAATTCAATTTTAAAAAACAATTTTAATGGTGAATATGAAGTTTTATTTGGTATTGATAGTTGTGTTAGCACTTTAACTTATGTGAAGGGAAGAAATTACCCCGACAACTTTAAATTTTTTTATTTTATTGAAAATTATGGTCCGTATATTATAAAAAATACTTTAACTGAGTTATCTAAATACGATAAGATTTTTTTCTTTGATTCAGATGATGTTATGATGCCAGACTTATTAAAAATTGTTAGTGAAAAGTTAAATAATTTTGAATGTGTTAAACCAAAATTTGTCAATTTTGAAGATAAAAAAGGTAAAAGAGAATACATAGAAGGACATAATTTATATGGTGAGGGAGTTTTTGGTATAAAAAAAGAGTTATTTTTGGCGATGAATGGGTTTGAAGGGTGGAAAGTAGCTGCTGATTCAGACTTTATGGGTAGATTATATGGTGCTAAAAGAAAAGTTTATTTAACACCTGAAATTTTATTTCATAGGAGGTTACATTCTCAAAGTTTAACAATGAGACCTGACACTGGATATGCTTCACAACTTAGGGGTAGATATTTTACTTTAAGTAAAAACAAAAAAAACCAACCAATTCTTGACGAATTAAAAACTGGAAGTTATCAGATTTATGATAAAGAAACTCAAACTTTGTCAGATCCAATAGTCGAAGATGTGATTGACGAAATTAGTTTAGAACAGGACATTAAAGAAAAAAAACATAAAATGTTAAATGTTATTTTTCAAAATGGACCAAAGGAAATAAAACCAAAAGAAATAAAAACAATTGATTACAATAAAATCAATCAAATAACTTCCACTAAACAAATTTCAGTTTTAGAAAGTGCATTAAAAAAGGCAAAACTTGAAAATCTTAAAAAAATATATCGTAGTTAAGATTTTTTTCTTATCTTTGTTTTATGGAACACAAACTTAAATCAGGACATATAATTAAAGACGATCATATTAAAAGAGTTAAAAAACTTTTAAAGAAAAAAACAATTTCATTTTGTGGAAAAATTTGGAGAGATGAAGTTGAAATTGAATTAACTAATATTAGAAAATATAATCATATATGGTCTAGCAATAATAAAATAAGATATTGTTATGAAGTTGATGTCAAAGTGGATTTGAAAAACACAAGATTTCCTTTTTATATTGGAAGTAATAAAAGAAGATTAAATGATCGACTTAGAAATTGGTCTAATGAAAAATTGTTATTAGACGAATTAGAGTTTTTTGGAATTAATGAGGTTTGTATTTCAAAGATTCAGTATGTTTAGAATTCTTTTATATTTATTAATATGAAAGTTTTAATAACCGAAGATCAATATATCTCAATACAATCTAAATTAATTTATGAACAAGTTCTTGATGATCTTGTTTTCAAGTTGTCTTTAATTACGGAAGATGATGGTAAAACTGAACCTGATATGGAGTGGAACTTTGATGATATAGAAAAAGATATTGACAAATCAAAAGAATGGGTAAAAACAAAAGAACAAGCTTTGGAATATATTTCAGTTTTAAAAGACAAAATAAAATCATTACCAAGTGATCTAAAAAAGAAGATATTAAGATATGTTCTTTATTCTTTTTTGGGTTTATTTTCCATAAGTCAAATTCAAAACTATCTTGAACCACCAATTCAAACGGCGGTTAAAAAAGAAAAAGAAATCATTAAAAAAATAACACCTCAAATAATTAGAAAATCGTCGGAAGGTTTATTTAATCATTTAAAACAAAAAGAAGGTGTTGGCGGAAATCCTGTTTTAACGGCTTATAATCTTGGTGATGGTGCATATACAATCGGTTATGGTCATGCTATATTTCCTAATGAAAATGAAGGTTATGATTTTTTACCAAAATATAATAAAATAAGATCAGGTAGAACAAAAATTACTGACGAACAAGCTGAAATACTATTAAAAGATGACATCAAAGTTGCTGAAGGACATTTGAATGAAATACTAAATGATTGGGAAATAGATGGAATAAAAATACCAATAACTCAGTCGATGTATGACGCCATGATTTCTTTAATTTTTAATATGGGAAGATCAGGGTTCAGAAGAAGTGATTTTATTCAAATGGTAAAAAAGGGTGATTTAAAAGGGGCAAGAGAACAAATCTTAAATACTAGTTCTCATTTATTTAAAAAGTATCCAGGTCTTAAAAAAAGACGTGAAACTGAGTATAAAATGTTTGTGTAATGAATCAAGAAAAAATATTAAAATTATTCAAAAGATTTGCGGGAGATGAAATTGATCTTCACGGATTAAAATGTATTCCTGTTAAAGTTGGGGAAGAAATAATATCAAAAAGACATAATAAACCTTATTATCCGATTGAATTTAAAATAGAAAATCCAAATAAAGTTTCTTATTTCTATTCGATTGTAGAAGAGGAAATTATGTATATAGTTCAAGAGTTTGGAGAATATGTAACTTATAGATTTACTCCTGAAGTTTCATGGAATGATACACCTAAATTTTATCTCAACAACGAAACAAAAAACAAAATACAAAAAGTTTTCGACTCTTTAAGAAAAATTGAATTTACAACAGGAACCCCATTTATTGGGTATAAAAAGTATGTGATTAATATAAAGTCTGTTGGTATGAAATTAGGTTGGGACGATAGTGAAACTTATTATATTGACAATAAAGTAGAACCAATATGGGCAACTTTAAATGGAGAAAAAACTGATTTTAGGGATGCAGTTGAAGAATACATAGACAATTATTTGTATAATAAAGAGACTTATTACGAAACTGAAATGTATTATTTGAGTGTTGACTCAATATTAAATCAAGAACCTTTATTAAAGGCCGATTGGATTGCAACCTATTATAACAATCAATTTATCCTATAACAGATTTACTTCGTTTTTTACGGTGAAAAGTAATAACAAATCGGTGAACTTCATTTTGAATCTCGGCCAATAAAAACCCAAAGTCACTTCTTGGGATATCATAACTT